AGAATCGGGCATCTGTTCGAGAGAGTGACGGATATTGAGAACATCAAGCTCGCGATCAGGAGGGCATCGAAGCGAAAGACGCAGCGGCCTTCCGTGCAGAGAATCCTGAATGACATCGAAGGGTATGCAAGAAAGATTCAGGAAATGCTCCTGAATGAAACCTTCGTTCCGGCAAAATACACGATCAGAGAAATCTATGACGGAATCAAGAAGAAAAAGAGAGTCATCGCCGTGCCGAGGTTCTATCCAGATCAGTGCATCCATCATGCGTTCGTTCAGGTCTTCAGAGAGATTGTTGAACACGGAGCCGACAAGTTCTCCTGCGGATGCGTACCGGGTAAAGGTACGGACGGAGCACGAAAGATGATTAAACACTGGATAAAGAGTGACCCGATCGGGACAAGTAAAGTCCTGAAGCTGGATGTCCACCACTGTTATCCGACAATGAACCATGAAGCACTGCGGCAGAAACTGGAAAAGAAGATCAAGGACAGGAAGTTCCTGAACCTTGCTTTCAAACTGATTGCCAGTTATCAGCAACCTATGGCAGATCACACGAGGATGCTTCCAGAAGTTGACGCAGTAGGGATTCCGGTCGGACTCTACACATCGCCGTGGTTCTGCAATTTCTTCTTTCAGGACATAGATCACATGATCGCAGAGAAAACAGGTGCAAAGCACCATACAAGATATGTGGACGATATAGTCCTATTTGATTCAAATAAACGGAGATTACACAAAGCACTCCGAATGATTGCAGATGAGTTGAGAAAGGTCAAGATGCAGGTGAAAGCAAACTGGCAGGTCTTTCCACTGAAGGACAGACCGCTGGACTTCTTAGGGTATAAATTCCATGCAGGAGCATGGACAACACTGCGGAAGTCCATCATGTTCAGGATAAGCCACAAGGCGAAGAAGATTTCAAAAATCTCATACATTTCACCGACGAACGCATCCGGTATGATCTCATACATGGGATTCATTTACAATTCGGATTCATGGAACTTCTGGAAGGAACGTGTGAAGCCGTTTATCAATTTGAAACTGCTGAAAGGAGTAGTGAGCAATGAGAACAGAAAGCAACATCAAGCCGCTTGTGCAGCATGAGATTGAGGCACTGCCGAAAATGGTCGGCAGGACTTGCACAGTCATTTTCTATGAGAACATCGAAGGCCCGATCGAGAAAGAAGAGGGAGATCAGGTGTACACCTATGACAGATACACTCTGGAAACACAGTACAGAGAGAATCTGGAAGAGTCCATCGAGAAAAACCGTGAGGCATGGTTGCAGAAAGCAATCAAGGCAGAGCAGGAGGGCGAAGAGAAGACAGAGATGGAGATTCTTCAGGAACAGGTGGCATCACTTCAGGATGAGAATGCAGCACTGAAAGCCAGCAACGAAGAATTGAGCGGCATCGTGGATGACCTCATCGTTGCAAGCTTGGGAGGTGAAGAGAATGTATAAGCGTCTGAAAAAACTGTACCTTGCAGGAAGGTTGAATGACACAGGTCTGGAAAATGCGGTGACAAGGGGATGGATTACCGAAGACCAGAAGGCGGAGATCATTGAGGCAAAGAAAGAACAGGACGCACCGAAAGAATAATTTCCAGTGCAGTCACGCAGGACATGACGGTCATTGCCGGAGAACTCTTGAAGAGTGCCGGGGACCGGAGTGTCCTGTTTTTGGTTCATGCGGTGAATGTCAGGACTACCACATCCCGGTCGGACAGGAGCCGTGCAAGAATTGCCAGTACATGAATGTACAGTAACCAAAACAAGGAGGTGAGAAAGGTGGACATGACAGCGATCGTCATTGCGGCGAGCATTCCTTCAGCAATAACAGGCTTTTGTTTCTGGCTGATCGAGCAGAACATTCAGAAGAGAGCAGAGAAGGAACGCAAAGAAAGAGAAGCAAGACAGGCAAAGGTTGACGAAAGAGAGCGAGCCAGAGAGCAGAGCGAACTCTGCATCATTAACTGCATCAACGCTTCTCTGGCACTGGGAGAGGCAACGGCCAGAGCCGTCCAGAGGATTCCCGATGCTCATTGCAACGGAGATATGCACGCAGCTCTCGAATACGCGCAGAAAGTAAAACATGAACAGAAAGATTTCCTGAATGAACAGGCAATCAAAGCAGTTGTATAATTTCAAGGAGGAAAAGAACATGAAAAACATTAACTGGATGAAGAAACTGACAAGTAGAAAATTATGGACAGCAGTTGCGTCCTTCGTCTCTATGATGATCGTAGCAACAGGCGGAGCAGAGAACACTGCAACACAGGTGACTGCTATCATCATGGCAGGCGCATCCGTGATCGCATACATCATCGGAGAAGGTCTGACTGATGCAGCAAACGTCGAAATCGGAGAAGGACAGCTTCTGGAAGTGAATGCCATCAAAGACGAAGACGAGCAGTAAGAACAGCAAGGAACAGGAGGCGGAGCAATCCGCCTCTTTTTGTGGAGGTATCAGGATATGAAAAAAGAACATCTTGAAATACTGGCAAAGATCATCGGCGGAGTGGAATCAGGTGGTCAGATTTACGGCGGCCAGAACTATGCAGCATATGCAGGCAAGGCAGCGAACTCCGAAAACGAGAAGACCTGCACTCTCGGATGGGCGCAGAACTATGGAAACGAAGGCAGAAGACTCTGCAAGATGATTCTGGCCGCAGATGCAGCAGCATTCAGAAAGGCAGACACGGCAGGAATTGAGAAGAAACTGTCCGCTGACTGGGAAGCAACCGGATGGAATCCGTCAGCAGCAGAGAAGAAGGCACTGATCGCGATCATCACCACGGCGGCCGGGAAGAAGTGTCAGGACGAACTGTTCTCTGAACTGATGAACACATACATCAAGAGCGCAGAAGCGTATGGAGTGACTGCCATCAAAGCGCAGATGATGTGGTGTGAGATCGAGCATCTTGGAGGACTGGGACCAGTGAAGAGAATCTTCGGCAGAGCATCGAAGCCGTACACACCGGACGCGATCTTCGCATCCCTCCTGCTCGATCAGCAGGACACCAGCAACAACAATCAGGTCGGGGACAAGAAGTTCCAGAGCAGGCACGAGTGTTGCGTCCGCTGGATAAAGCAGTATGTCAAAGACGAAACAACAGATTCAGGAAAGGAAGAAAAGAAAATGTATTCAAGACAGGCAGTTGTCGATCTGGTGGAAAGCTGGGTCGGAAAGAAGGAAGCAGACGGCTCGTACAAGTATATCATTGACATTTACAACAGTTTCACCGGAGCACTTCCGAGAAATACGAAAATGGAATACTCGTGGCCGTGGTGTGCGTGTACATGGTCCGCGCTGGCAGTCGCTCTCAAATATACTCCGATCATGCCGATCGAGATTAGTTGCTATTATCTGATCGAGAGAGCGAAAGCGATGGGAGTGTGGGAAGAGAACGACGGACACGTTCCGAAACTGGGCGAAGGTGTACTGTACGACTGGGAAGACACCGGAATCGGAGACAACACCGGAAACCCTGACCACGTTGGAACAGTAACCTATGTCAATCAGGCATCCGGTTACTTCGTAGTAACTGAAGGCAATTTTGGAAATGCAGTCAAGAAGAGAACAATTTCCATCAATGGACGCTATATCAGAGGATTCATCACTCCGAAGTATGACTCAGATGCAGCACAGAGTCATCCGGTTCAGACACCGGGCAAGAGCACTTCGACAGTGGCTCATGAGGTCATCGCAGGTCAGTGGGGAAATGGAGATGCAAGAAAGAACGCTCTGAAGGCGGCAGGATATGACCCGGCAGTCATTCAGGCAGAGGTCAACAAGATTCTGAACGGCTCCGCAGCAACTACAACCAAACCACAGTCAAAAGACCAGCCGATCACAAAGACCGTGAAGTCAACTTGCTATGCAAAGAGCTATGACAGAAGCCTTGCAGGAACTTACAAGACAACCGATGCGCTGTATTGCAGAAACGATGCAGGAAGCAACAAGAAAGCATTGTGCGTCATTCCGGCAGGAACTGAAGTGCATAACTATGGTTATTACACCACATACAACGGAGTGAAGTGGTTATACATCACAGTCACTATCGACGGTGTTGAGTACATCGGATTCAGTTCAAAGAGTTATCTGAAGAAATAAGATGAGAAAGTAAAAGAGGACCGGGCAGGGAGTAGTTCCCTGTTCGGCCCTCTTTTTTGTGCAATTTGCCTTTTGCAAAGTCCAGATCGCGCCCCGATCGGAGCCAGAGAAAAGCAAAACTGCACAAAAAAATCGTTTCTACTAACTACGCAGTACCGACAGGAAATCTTGATTCTAAGACCAGTGATGAGGTAATCGCTCTGCTTAAGATGACAGCAAAAAAATATGGACAGACAATTGTAATGATTACCCATGA